GATAATTCTTCAGACCCAATATGCAAACTCAAACTCTTTGAAAAGCATTTTGATTATAAAGATGTCTGGCTTGTTCTTGAGGATCGCAAGTCTGTTGTTGATATGTGGAGAGGTGAAGGACTCACTTGTCTGCAGGTAGCTCCAGGAGATTTCTGATGGATAGATTAATAATCAGAGGCAATGATTTGGAGCTTGATGGCAACAAGGTTGCTAGGATATTTGATATAACTTCAATTCAAATGCAAGAACTCAGGAGTCTTTTTGACAAAGCAAACAACTATGAGGGTGATGTTGAAAAAGCATTCTTAAATGGGAAAACAGACAATGAATAAAGATGCAGCAAAAATACTTGAAGAGATGGCAGAAACTTTTCGGGAAAGAAATAAAGTTTATGGTGACAACTACAAAACAGTTGGAGAAGTAATGGTGGCTTTATTCCCCAAAGGTGTCAATCTTAAAACAGTTGACGATTATAACATCTGGCATCTTTTTGAGTTGATGATTGTCAAAGTGACAAGGTTTGCAAACAATGATTTGAAACATAAAGATTCAATCCACGATGCAGCAGTTTATGCAGCAATGGTTGAGTCGTTAATAAAGGGAGACAAATAATGAGTAAAATTTTAATAACTGGTGCCAAAAGTGGTTTGGGCAAAGCTATGAGAGAAAAGCTCGAGGAACAAGGTCATGAAATTTTAAACTATGATATTTCAGATGGGCATGATGTAAGGAATATAAATCCTTTGATGGGTAATTATCATGTTGATGTTTTAATAAATAATGCAGGTGTCAATTTGATTGATTGGCTCGAGAACTTTGAGGAAGATATGTGGGACAAAGTCATGGACACCAATGCCAAAGGTATTTATCTGATGACCAAAATGCTTTTGCCTACGTTGATTAAAAATAAAGGAACTGTGCTAAACATTGTCAGCAATGCTTCCCACATGCCTATGACTTGCTCATTGGCTTACAATGCATCAAAAGGTGCTGCCCATATAATGACTTTGCAGTTGGCTCGTGAGTTGACAAAAAAGCATGGCATTACAGTTTTTGGTATAGCACCGAACAAGTTGTCTGGCACTGGCATGAGTGATTCAATAGATGAACAAGTTGTCAAAACTCGTGGCTGGACAAAAGAGTATGCCCAAGAGTATCAACTCAATGGGTTGCTAGCAGGGGAAGAAACACCACCAGAAAGATTGGCTGAGTTCGTTGCTTTCTTACTTCAATCAAAAGAGCACCACAAGTATCTCACTGGGTGCATATTACCATATGGAGCTTAAAATGAAATTTCAAATAGAACAAATAGCAATATGCCCAAAAGATCCTGTCAAAGCAAAAAAGCTTTTGTCTGAGATGGGTGCAGCAGATTGGGTTGAAGATCATGTTGTTGCCACTGGCAATGTATTCGCAAAGGGAGGAACTAATGAAGCTGACCTATCATTCAACTATGATATGTTTGCTGGCAAAGAGTTTGAGATCCTGGATTACACTTCTGGCAGGAACTGGGTTGATGAAACAACAACTAACAGGAATGTGGTAAGTCATTTGGGAATGCACTGCACAGCAGATGAGTTATTAAAATGGAGAAAGTTTTTCAGAGACAGAGGCATTGAGATAGCTCAAGAAGTTTTTACCGACTCTCATTCCAATCCAGAAATCGCAGGCAAAAGATCTTACAACTATGTGATTTTTGATACCAGAAAGATACTTGGTGTTGATTTAAAATTCATAGTCAGGATTGAAGTCAATGATAGTGTTTGATCTAGAAACCACAGGTTTGCCCAAAGCAGAGGGTTCTGACCTAGACATTCAACCTAAGATCATTGAGTTTGGTGCTATCAAATATGATGATGATTTTAAGGAGTTGTCAAGGCTAGAGTTCTTCTGCAATCCTGGACACGAACTAGATCCAAAGATAATTAAAATTACTGGCATAACAGATGATGTGCTGAAAAAAGAAAAACCATTCATTGCAAACATTAAACCATTGACAGAATTTTTCCTTGGGGAAAGAACACTGGTTGCTCACAACTTGCCTTTTGACAGGAAGGTTTTAAAATTTGAGTTGGAAAGGCTAGACAAGATGACAAAGTTCCCTTGGCCACCAGAACATATCTGCACAGTTGAGGTTGGTCAAAAAGTTTGGGGGAAGATGAGAAAGCTAGGAGATGTTTATGAAGAGCTCTTCGGCAAAAAGATTGAAGGTGCTCACAGATCAATGAATGATGTTGAAGCAACTGCAGAAATAGTAAAATGGTACAAAAAGGAAGGACACATATAATGGAAATAGCTTTGATAGGTTTTGTTGTCAGTTATGTAATTATTGCGTTGTTTTGGTAATGTTAAATATAAAAGTAAGAACAGAGTACAACTTTCGTAAAGCCTATGGACCAATACAAAAAGTTGTTGAGGAAACAGAAGGTGAAACTATAGGCATTTGTGATTCTGGAACTTGGGGTCATGTTGCATTCAGCAAAGCCTGCAAAAAGGCAGGGAAGAAACCATTGTTTGGAGTTGAGATAGCTATTGTTGAAGATGCGACTGATAGATCAAAACAAACAGCCAACCCAATGGGATTTATAGCAAAGAACAATGATGGCTTGTGTGAGCTTTATCAACTTGTGACAAAGTCAACAAACAAAGATCATTTTTATTATTATCCAAGATTAAGTTACGAACACCTTTTTGACATCAGTGAAAACATAATAATATTGACAGGAACTAATCCAATACTTGGTTTGCTTCCTTTGACCAAAAAGAAGCATATGTATTTTGAAATCAATCCGATGACCAGCAAGAAAAGTTTTGATTGGGCTAAGAAAAAAGGTTTTCATTGCATTGCTACTTCTGACAACCACTACCCAACAACAAAAGATAAAAAAGCATATGAGGTTTTGGTAGGCAGAAACAGAACAGACAGAACAGCACCAATGCACATATTGAATGAGTGGGAGTGGAGAGATGCTGTTCCTTGGGCACCAGATGAGGCGATAGATATGACATACAGAGTTGCAAGAGATTGTAATGTTGATTTGCCGACTGCTCAAATGATATCTTTTCATTCGGAAAAAACTTTGAGACAGATATGTGAAGAGGGAGCGAAAACTAGAGACATAGACTTAAATGATTCTTTTTACAAAGCCAGACTTGATAGAGAGTTGAAGCTGATTGCTGATAAAGACTTTGAGGATTATTTTTATGTGATAGCTGATATGATCAACTATGCAAAAGAACATATGCTTGTTGGTCCAGCCAGAGGATCTAGTGCTGGATCTTTGGTTTGTTACTTGACAGGGATAACAGACATTGATCCTTTGGAGCATGATTTATTGTTTGAAAGATTCATAGATATAACTCGTGAGGACTTACCAGATATTGATATTGATTTTCAGGATGATCGCAGGGAGATGGTATTTGATTATATCAGGGAAAAGTATGGTGCTGAGAAAGTAGCTCATTTGGGAACTGTATCTAGATACAAAGCCAAATCAACAATATCAGAAGTTGCAAAAGAGTTGGGCATCCCTGCTTGGGAAGTCAATGATCTCAAAGGTGCGATCATAGAAAGAAGTGGTGGTGACTCTCGTGCTGCATTTTGTATATTAGATACATTCAATGATTTAGACATTGGCAAAAAGATTTTGGAAAAGTATCCACAAATGAAAGTTGCAGCAGATATGGAAAACCATGCTCGGCACAATGGTGTTCATGCAGCAGGGATAATCATAACAGAAGATCCTGTCAGTCAATATTGTTCTGTGTCAGGTCAGACTGGTGCTGCACAGATTGATAAAAAAGATGCCGAGGATCTCAACCTTTTAAAAATTGATGCTTTGGGTTTGAGGACTCTTTCTGTTTTGCAAGATGTTCTTGATCAAGTCGGTTGGAGTAGAGAGAAGCTTTTGAAACATCCACTAGAAGATGAGAAAGCTTTTGAGATACTCAATGATGAGAAGTATGCAGGAATATTCCAGTTTGAGGGATATGCACTCCAATCATTAACTAGGCAAATGAAAGTCCATAACTTTGAAGACATTGCATCAATAACTGCTTTGGCTCGTCCTGGACCACTCAACTCTGGAGGAACAACCCAATACATAAAAAGAAAGATTGGTGAGAAGCCTGTTGAGTATCTTCACCCAATGACTGAGGACATAACAAAAGTTACTTATGGTGTTGTTGTTTATCAGGAACAAGTGATGACAATAGCCAGAAATGTGGGTAAGCTAAGTTGGGAAGATGTTTCTCAGTTACGTAAAGCAATGAGCAAAAGTTTGGGAGAAGAGTTCTTTGATGGCTACTGGCAGAAGTTTAGAGTTGGTGCCATTGAGAATAAAATAGATGAAGATCAAGCTTTGGTGATTTGGAAAAATATTAACACAATGGGATCTTGGGCATTCAACAGATCTCATGCGATTGCTTATGGCTTGGTTAGTTATTGGTGTTGTGTTTTAAAAAGTAGGTTTCCATTAGAGTTTGCTGCAGCATGTTTGCGCAATGTTAAAGATGATGATCAAGGTGTCAGACTTTTGAGAGAAGTTGCCAAAGAGGGTTTGGGACACAAGTCTTATGACAAGCAAAAATCAGAAATGAATTGGTCAGTGCAAAATGGTGAGTTGATCGGTGGATTGATAGGAATAAAAGGTATCGGTCCAAAAATGGCTGAAGATATAATTAACAGACGTAAGCTTGAGCAACCACTAACTCCTAGGCAAGAAAAACTTTTGGACAATGGAGAGACACCATATGACGACATTTTTGAGTGCGAAAGAAGATTTGGTCACATAAAAGCCAATCCAGAAAAACATAACATCAAAACACAAATCATAGATATCCAGGATCTAGAAGCAGATAATCCAGGAACATATGTGTTCTTTGGAAAGCTCAAAGAGAAAAACTTGCGTGACATGAATGAGGCAGTCAACCTTGCCAAACGTGGTGGTCGCAGAGTTGATAGCAATAACCTTTGGTTGAATGCTACTTTTGAGGACGACACTGGTCCAATCATATCAACTGTTGATAGATTTAAATATAATAAACTTGGAAAGCCAATAGTTGAGGATGGAAAGATAGGTGATTGGTATTTGATAAAAGGTCATTTGAAACAAGGTTTTAGAAAAATTTATGTAGACAAATGGCGTAAGCTTACATAAGTCATTGATATGCCAAGAATCTTTTTTCACTTTCTTCAAAAATAGTACTTGCCTTTCTGGTCAAAAAGAGACATACTATATATATTAATTGAGAAAGGAAACATTATGAACAAACATACTCCAAACAGAAGAGCAATCACCGACTGGGTCGGAAGACAAAGAATCACTTGGTGTGGTCCATATGCGATCGCAACAGTTTGTGGTAAGTCATACGAGCCAGCTTATCAAGTTGCCAAGCAGATCCGTGGCAAACGTCATGCCAAAGGTATCAGTTGTTCTGATCTTGAAAAGTCATGCAGAGCTTTCGGTGTGAAAGGCAAATGGCACACTCTTGAAAAGAGACAAAAGCTTTCTAACTTTTTAAAGTCTGGCACACTCAAGCCAAACAAAGTTTATGTGATCAATATCACCAAGCACTTCCTTATCATTGACACTCGTGACTTCACAACCATCGATAATCAAAACCCAGAGTGGATTGCTGCAGAGTCAACAAAGCACAGCAAAAGACTTGTGATCAAATACTTTGAAGTTGAGAACCCAAAGTTCGAACCAAAAAATGATGACACATGGCTCATTGAACCTTTGGCAGCATCTAAATGAAACAAATAGTTTTATATAGTTTGTTAACTGTAATGCACTTTGACACTCCTGAGGAGTGTCAAATGTGGTCTGATAAAATATATGGTGAGGGATATAGGTGTTTCGAAACCTACAAATATGAGGAACTTTACTTAAAACCACCACCACCAAGACCAAATAATTTTGATGAAATGATCAAGAACTTTTTAAATGATTGATATTAAATAGAATTAATTTAAGTTTCTTCAAAAATAAATGTTGACTTATTGTTCAAAAAAAGAGATACTAAGTTATTAACTGAGAAAGGAAAAAATTATGAACATCGATTTAGCAGAACATATCCAAAATGAAAAAGCTCTTACAGTGAAAAAATTCGACCAAGAAAATCCTGGTTTGATTGATGCTCTGAGAGAAACAACTTCTTGGAACTCTTTTGCAGCATCTCTAGTCAGCCAGTACGAAAGTCGTGGCACACTTACTGAAAAGCAGACTGGTGCTGCAGTTGCCATGCTTATGAAGATAAAAGCCAAAAAAGCAGAGCGTGATGCTGCTCCACAGATTGATCTGTCAAACATTGTCGAGATGTTCAACAAAGCTCATGAAGCAATCAAGACACCAAAGTTCCGTTATGATGACTTGGTTATCTCTCGTGCTCCTGACAGTGGTGTTAATGCTGGTGCTCTTTATGTCAAAGTTAATGGTGAGTATGCAGGTAAAGTTAAAGAGGGCAAGTGGTTTGGATCTCAAGATGTTCTCGCCAAGCTCAAAGAGATTGCTGAAAATCCTCTTGAGTCGGCTGTTGCTTATGGTCGTAAAACTGGCAACTGTTCAATGTGTGGTCGTTTGTTGACTAACCATGGTAGCATTGATCGTGGCATTGGACCAATCTGCGCAGAAAGGTTTGGGCTGTAAGATGATAGTCACAAAAGCAGACTTCGGTAAATATTGCGTCATCAAGTGTAAGCTTGATGGCGACAATTTTGACAAGCTTTCCTCACTTCCAGGATACAAGAAGTGGATCGGCAGGGATCTTCTTTTTGATCCCACTGGTGCTAATATAGAAAGACTGCATAAGTTTTTTCCAGATGCTCAATGGGATGAGTCTGCTCAACCTGCTCTTGACCAATACATAAATAATTTAAAAGCCATGGAAGAAAACATGCGAATGAAGCAAGTCGATCTTCCAGACAATGATGATTTTAAATTTAAGACCAGACCTTTTGATCATCAAAGAAGAGCTTTCTATATGAGTCGTGACAAAAAGTCATTTGCTTTGTTGATGGAACAAGGAACTGGTAAAACAAAAGTCATCATAGACAATGCAGCATATCTGTATGGTAAAGATGAGATAACTGCTTTGGTGGTGATTGCTCCTAATGGTGTTCACAGAAACTGGCTGAAAGAGATCAATACTCATATGCCAGATTGGTGTCAAAATGAATCAGTGTATTATTATTCTGGCATGAGCAAAAGACACAAAGACAAGTTTGAGTCTGTTATGGCATCACAAGACAAACTCAGAATATTTACTTTTAATGTTGAGTGCTTTGTTAGTGGTGGTGCTGTCAGTTTGATGAACAAAATACTTTTGGCTAACAATGTCATGTTAGTTGTTGATGAAAGTTCTCGTATCAAAAGACCATCTGCCAAAAGAACAAAAGCCATAACAAAGTTTGGCAAGCATGCAAAGTATAAAAGGATTATGACAGGTACTCCGATAACAAAAGGACCAGAGGATGTTTACAGCCAATTCAGGTTTTTAGATCCACAGATACTAGGTTACGATAGTTTTTACTCATTCAGAGCAAGATACTGCATCATGGGTGGTTTTGAGAACAGACAGATTGTTTCTTATCAAAATGTTGATGAGTTGACTCGTAACATCGAGGGTCACTCATTCAGAGTTCTCAAAAAAGATTGCTTGGATCTGCCATCTAAAATTTATCAAAGATATCCTGTAGAGCTTTCTGCCAAACAACGTAAAGTTTATGACAAACTCAAGAAAGACTTTGTGACAGAACTTGGCAATGCAAAAATCAAAGCACCAGAGGCAATCACTCGTCTTCTG